TGCGGTTATGGTGACGTCCCGTCAGCATCGGTCAACTCCTCCCAGCTTGTCGGCCCAACGCTCGGTGTAGAAATCGTAATAGCTCCGGCCGTAGCCGGGGCGGAAGATCGCCGCCCAAATCAGTGACGGGATGCCTATGACGAAAAGGTACAGCGGGCCCAGGATCATGGACTGCCGGCTGTGTCCGTATTCGTGCCACTCCGTCCGCTCGGTAAAGTCGCGCATCGCGGAGCGGACGATGATGTAGCGGCCCAGGGAAATCCCGCCCCGCATCCGGGTCGCGTAGTAGAGCCGCGCCCGGTTGAAGTCGTAGCTGTCCTCCGGCTTGAGGATGGACACCAGCAGCAGCCCCAGCAGGTTCTGCGGGAGCTGCCACAAGTAGAGGAGAGCTGCAGCGAGTTTGGTGAATATGACTTTCATAAAGTTGGTATGGAATTAGACGATTTCGATGCTGATCTCTTCGCCCCGGTCGGCGGCCGCCCTCATCAGCTTGTACACCTCCTGGAAGCAGGCCTTGCTGTCGGTCAGCTTCCCGACCTTGGTGTTCTTGCCCACGAGGATGCAGCCGCGGGTGTCCAGCGGTCCGTTGCTCCCTCCGGGATGGATGAGGATGCCGTCGAAGCCGGGCACCGCCAGGAGCCTCGGCATCTTCCCGCGGCAGAACTGCCAGTACCAGGCTACCCCGGCGTACTTGGGCGAGGTGACGTTCATGGCGACGCCGTAGGTGCCCTTCGGGATGGCCGTCTCGCCGGCCACCTTCTTGGCGGTGATGTAGGCCAGCGGGTCGGTCTGCTTCAGGCCCCGGTCGCGGTCTTCCAGGGTGTTGCAGTAGTAGATGCCGTCGATGTACAGGCGGCCGATGGTGTAGGTGGGCTTGGGCCACCGGCGCTCGATCGTCAGCTTCATCAGGCGCCCTCCCCTTGGTGTCCGTCGATCAGTTGGACCTCGGTGTCGCCCTTGACGATGCGAAAGTCATAGCCGAGCCGGATCGCGTGGAGACCCGACGCGAGGGCGGCGAAGGCGAAAAGTTCTCCGACGGCGGTCAGCACCGAGCCGTCAATTTGCCCCGTGGGCGGGACGCAGAACCCCCCGACGATGAGGCCAATGGACACCGCGAGGGAGACACCGAAGATGATCTTGCACTCCCAGCACTTCCGGTCCATCCGTTGTAATTGCTCAAGCCGTGCTTTTGTTTCCATAGATATTTGTTCTTTAAGTGGGGCCCCGGAGGGCCCCGGTTAAGCCAGTCAAGCGATAGTCCAGTCCTCGCGGAAGATGTCCACCCAGGTCGGGATGTAATTTGTGGCGATATACCGCTCCTGCATGGAACTCCACCACACCAGAAGGACCTGGTCTTGGTAAGAGATCTCCGAGCCCTTCATGTGCTCCTTTGCGCTGTCCGGAAGTGAGGTCATTTTCGGGACAACCTCTGCCGGGACAATCTGCGGAACCTGGCGCACAATGAAGGCGTTCATGTGGAGAGGGTTGAATTGACGAGGCGTTCTCCGTTGCGAAGGGCCTCCAGAACTTCATCGAATTTCATAATATATCGGTTTTATAAGTCAGTCAGTTATGGCTACCGTTGACTGCGTGATGTCAGTCAATTCGGGCCGTTAAAAATTCCTGTTCGCATAAATAAATGCGGTCATTTTATTTGCGATCTGTCGGAATCCCTTGTAAGGGTGTACGCCATCAGTATCAAGGAAATATTGACTAAAATTAAATTTATTCCAACCAAGTGTGTGATACATATCGCAAACGGGTATACCGTTTGATTTAACTTCGCTTGCAATACCATCAGAAAATTCTTCAAGAGTTCTTCCGTTGACCTCATACACTCCGCCCCAATTTGCATTTATCCTTTCGGACAGGTTAGATGCGATCCATCGAACAATTGGTGTAAACCAATAAATGGATAAATGCGGATAGGCAGTTAGCAATGTTTGGATTATATAATTTATACCACCAAGCACGGACAATTTAGATATATCTCCCGGATTGCCATATTGCCCCCATCCATACCAATCATTTGTGCCAATAAAGAAAGTAACAATATCAACCTTTGACCAATCAATTGCTTTCAACCTCGCAATAATAGGAGTGTTATCATCGGATACATTGTTTTTGACCCACAATGCCCCGGCATCCACGATTGTAAAATCTTGTGTTGCCACCGCATCAATAAGACTTGGACAATCAAGGGCGGCATATCCTTCCGTTTCATTTGTGGGGATTAAAACAGGGGACACCCTACAACCAAGCCTTGTCCCTCCAATACCCACATTAATCACCTCCGCGCCTGTTATCTCCGCGATGTGTTGCGGATATGTTTTGTTGTCATACGCACCCTCAAATTCGGTCAGCGAATCCCCGAAACATACCACCCGTTTCCCGGTTAGGGATTTAATCAAGGGTGTAAACCCATAGACGGAAAGTGTATCATAGTAAATATTCAACTGTACACCGATATACCGCCCACCATCGGGGATAATCACATCCATTTCATAGGAACCGACAAGCCGATGCCCGTATGCTATCGGCGATGTTCCCGGTACATCGCTTTCATAGATTGCATAAGCACAGAAAACACCCGATTGTGTCAACGGGGAATCAAAACTGATATGAACAATTTTTTGTCCGGACACATCATAATATCGGACGAAAGCATTGTACCCGGGAATGGGACCGACAACACCAACCCGGTCAATGACATATTCATCCATTTGTTTGCTATATCCAAGTATCTCCCGGCTTTCCGTATTACTACGGACTATTGCAATTTGTTTTTCGTTGTTACTAATACCATTAAAGTTATCGGTTATTCTTTCCGATAAAACTTTTTTAGATACATAATATGACGGGACGGATGTGTTGCTTGAATTGACAATCACGGCAACTGAATTGGCAGGGGCAACAATTTCCAAGTCAGTTCCGGTTGCATTGGGAGATGCAACCGACAGAATCCGATTTTCTTTATCAACAACCCCCCACAATCTTTCAGTAGTACCGCCATTTCCGTTGATTATAATTTTATCGCCCTCATTAACAGACCTACGGCAATAGTCATAATCGTAACTTAATTCCGGTTGCGGAACAACAGACCCAACCCCACCGGATAAATCCACATACACACCGGGTTCAAATTTAAGGATTTCCCGGTCTTGATTGTTGATATTCGATACCTCTTCATTGATGGAATCAATTTCATCTTCTATGTTTTCAATTTTTTGTTTAATTCCATTAACAAAGATTTCCGTAATCTTTTCAACCTTATCGGTTTGTGAATTGTAATCGGATAAGTTTACATATAAAAATGCCTCTCCCTGTTGTATTGTAATTTCGGCAGGATTTGTCCTATAATCAATATCCGTTGATGCTTTTCGTATTGCATAGTTATCACTATCCGTTGTAGCATAAAGCAACACATATATTGTCCCACTTCCGTTTCCCGTTATTCTATATTTTTCACCGGGAACAACGGGTAATCTACAACAATAATTCCCTTGTAGTGTGGCAGTTTCATAACTTAACGGACTATTATTTGTATTATAATAACTATTAGCCGTTAATGGTTGTTCTATCGTTTCCTCTTGTGTCGCTCCGTTAATGCTATCATATAACTCATCCACTTTGGCCTCCAATTGACTGACTTCCGTCTCCGCGTTGGTGAGCCTGGTGTCGTAGCCAGCCATCACCTCGTGGTCGTCCTGGGCCTGCTCGTGGTCCTCCCCGGCGGTGACGTGGTCGGCGGCGGCGAGGGTGTGGTCCGCGCCGGCCTGCGTATGGTCGGAAGCTGCCGTCGTATGGTCGGCGGCCGCCTGGGTGTGGTCGGCTGCAGCCTGTGTATGGTCACCGGCGGCGACGGTATGATCGGCGGAAGCCTGAGCTTCGCGGGCGGCCTCGGCGGTCTCCCTGGAGCCCTCGGCAGTGACACGCAGAGCTTCGGCGGCTACCCGGGCAGCCTCCGCAGTCTCGCGGGCCGTCTCGGCGGCGGCACGGTCATCCTCGGCGCCTTCGCGGAGATCCTCCGCAGCGGCTCGGGCATTCTCGGCCACGACGCGGGCGTCCTCGGCGGAGACACGGACGGCCTCCTCGTCAACCCGGGCGGCTTCAGCTTCGGCGCGGCCTTCCTCCGCCTCGACCCTGGACTCCTCGGCGGAGACACGGAGAGCCTCAGCGGCCTCCACTTCTGCCTCGGTCTCCAAGACCTGGCCCTTCGCATCGACGGCCTCCTCAGCCGCAGTGAAAGCGGCACGAATGGCCTCGTCCAGGAGGGAGCTGGAAACGTCCTCCACAACGATCTCCACGTCCACCACCGGGTCGTCGATGGTGACTTCCTCGCCGTCCTGGTCGCCGGTCCAGCGGACGAAGTTCCACAGGGGCTTGTCGTAGGTCTTCTCCGCGCCGTCGTACTTGCACTGGAGGATGATCTTGTTCACGCCCAGATACTGCGGTTTCTGGGCGCTGTAAACGCACACCAGGCGCGTCCCGTCCTGCGGGTCCACCTGCACGTCGAAACGGCCGGAAATGGCCTTCTGATCCACCGAGTAGAGCCAGGCCTTGATGTCGGTCATAGTGCTCCACTCCATATAGACGCCGCCGTCTTTCAGGCGGACACGCGCCCGGTCGGTGCCGGAGACGCGGAAATTAGGTAAGGTAATTGTTCCCATAGTGTTATGAATTGTATTTCACCACTTATCCTATCTGTTTGATGTAAAGCTGCGCCTCGAGGCCGGTGGCCGCCGTCTGCAGGTTTATGTAACCGTCGCGGGGCGCGGAGCTCGGCAGGTCGTCGCAGTAGATGCAGTAAACGCCAGGCGTCCAAATGGCGCTGCTGTTCTCGACGTCCGGGTCCTCGAAGTGGAGCCAGACCGGGGCGTCGATCTGGACGTAGAGGTCATCCTCAGGGTCGAAGTTGACCTCAACGTAGTAGATGCCGGTCACGCCCGGGTACTCCATGTTCTCGACGTCGCCGCCAACGCTCGTGATGGTAAGGCTCGATGCCTGGCTCTGGTGGGTCACGGAGACGCTGGCCGTCAGGGCGTGGTCGATGGTCTCGAAGACGATGGTGCCGGTTCCGGTGAAGGTGCCGCGGGTGATCACGACGTAGGCGTTGCCGGTTCCGGAGGAGACGCTCGCGGTCAGCCCGGCGGGGATGCTCTTGATGCGCCAGCTCGTATTGCTGACCACCTGCAGGCCTTCCGAGGTGCTGTTGGTGAGGTTGATGGCGCTCGGGCTGACCGTCAGGTAGTTGGCCACGGGGCCGTCTCCCCAAAGCTCGGACCAGCTCCGCCACGTGCGCATCGTCACGCTGTAGAGGGTGTTGCGCAAAATGTCGAGGGCTCCGCTCTGGATGATGTATTTCTCGCCTCCGTAGCTGTAGATGTTGTTGAAGGAGAGAACGCCGTCGGTTGCGTCCTGGATCTCCGCGCTCAGCTGCTTCTCGGTCCGGGAGAAGTATTGCAGCATCTGCTGGTGGATGAGGACCGACAGGCGCAGGTTGTCCGTGGCCTTGCTCCGCCAGTAGAAGACGCCAGCGGCGGGGAATTGGCCGTCGGCGCCTTTGACGTACAGGCCGTTCTGGATGACCCTCGGGGAGATAACCTCGGAGACCTGTCCGAAGGAAGGCTCCCGGTCGAGCGTCACGTTGTTCTTATCGCTGTAGTTTGTCAGGATGTGGTATCCCTTCCAGCTCTCGTCATCCTGGGTGATCTGGAGGCCGTTGATGCGACCGTGGTAGGCGCCGTCGCTCAGGCTCGGGGCGGCGTTGTTCGTCAGGAGGAAGGGTTGGAAGATGATCTCGAGCATCCCGCTCGCGTTGTTCAGCCGGATCTGCTTCTCCACCTCTGCGGAGTCGGAACCGTATCGGCCCTGGGTGCTGCTGTAGCCCTGGGTGACTCCGCCCTGGAAAACATATTGAGCGGACTGGAAGACGCCCTGGTCGTTCAGGTAGAGGCGCGTGGTGCCGTTATAAAAAGCGATTATGTAGCGGGCCGTCATCCCCTGGCTGTAGTTGCCGTCCGGGCGGCGTCCGCGTCCGGGCGTGGCGGTGAAGATGGCGCCGCCAGAGATGTAGTCTCCGTCCTTGGAATATGCGCCACGAATACGCGGAAACGCATCGTAATGTTCACGCCTCCTTCCACGATTGGGATGGAGGCCTTGATGGTTCCGTAGCTGGAGACGCTGTCGGTGCTCTTCAGCGCCGTGATGAACATGTCCGTTCCTTCGTAGTAAATGGACCCGACGCGGGGGTTATAGTAATGCCCCGAGAGCGGGTCGATCATTCCGATTGCGCCGGTCCGCCTGAAAGGGTGCGCACCGACCGGCTCTTGGACCGTGCGGGAGCTGCCGCCCATCGTGACGGTCGCCTCCTGGTAGTCCGCGCTCTGGGTGTTCACCTCGAGCACTCCGCCATAGTCGGCGTCGAAGGTTTCCTCAATGCCCCGGGCCGCCGGCACGAAACGGCGCCGCCCGGAGCCACGGAGCATCTTGAAGGTCCGAACGGACCCGGAGCGGGTGCCGTCCAGGTACTCCGGGATGATGCCCATCTCAGCCAGGTAGAAGGTGTTGTCGAAGGCGTAGCGCAGGGTGAGGCCGGTGCTGTTCAGGACGCTCTCGAGGACCTCGAGCCAGGTCTTCCCACGGCAGGCGCTGATGTTGACGTAGAGGCTCTTGAGGTTGACCGCCGTGAGCGCCCGGTCCGCGTCTTGGCAGAGGATGTGGTTGCCGTTGTTGAAATCGGACGTTATGCTCTTGAGGCCCATCGCGCCCACCTTGGTGAGTGCCTGGGAGACGAGGTCGCCGACGCTGATCATGCCGCTTCCGCTCTCGCTCTCGGTGCCGTCGAAGTTCAGGTCTCCCAGGTGGCCGATGTTGTCCCGGATTACGACGCTGATGGTGCCGTGGTAGATGAGCTGCTCCTCGTAGCTGTCCGGGGTGATGTAACCGGTCCAGATGGGCGTCACGGTCGTGCCGCTCACGGTGGAGAGGACGACCTTGTACTTGGTCGCGTCCGGGGTGAAGAATTCCTCCCAGTTGCCCTGCTTGATGTTCATCGGGGAGGCTGTGACGGTCGGATTGTCGGAAACGTCCACCAGGGTCAGCTCGATGGAGGTCTTGATGATCGGGGTGAAGACGTCGGACTGCTGGCCCTGGAAGATGAAGTTGAGCCCGACCAGGCCGCCTATCTCCATCGGGTAGCCGGAGCCCGGGGAACTCGTGCGGTTCTCGTAGATGGCCAGCCGGTAGGTGATGCCTTCCTGGTTGGTGATGTTCTTGCGGTATTTCTCGTGATATGCCATGGCTATCTCCCCCATTTGTCAAGTGTCTGCTCTCCGGAGAGGACGATGTCTCCGCCGTCCAGCTTGCCGCGCACGTAGATGGTGAGCTCGGTGCGGTCCTCGACGTTGTTGTAGCTCCCGCCGGATCCGGCGGCTGCGGCGGAGGTCGCGGCGGAGGTCGCGCCCGCTCCGGTGGAGGCTCCGCCGGCGAGGGCCTTCAGTCCGGCCTTGGCCGCGGCGCCGACCGCGACGAGGGTCATACCTGCGGCGATGGCGGCGTAGCCGTTCAGTGACTCGAGCGCCTTCTTGCAGGCTTCGACGCCGACGCCCTGTGCTATGAGGATTTCGCCCTCCTTGATGGCCATATCCGCGAGCGGGGTGAGGAGCGCCTGGACCACCTTTCCGGGGTTGATTTCCTCCAGGCCGGAGAATTGGTCGGCGAGCTCCTGGACGGCATCGGAGAAGCCGCCGATTGCGGCGTCCCGGAACTCCGCGAGCACGTCCTGCATCCGCTGCACGTCCTCCTCCCATTTCGCTACGGTCTGCGCAACCGGGTCGTCCGCTGGGTCTATCTCAAAACTGAGGTCCACCACGATGTCGTCCAGCTTCTCGGCGGCCTCCAGCGGCACGTCGATAATCTTCTTTATATTGGCCGCATACTCCTCGGCGAGGACCGTGGTGTCCATCCCCAGCGCTTCCATCAGCGCCTTCTCCTGGGCGTATTTTTCATTGAGCAGCTGGAGCTCGCTCTTGTTGAACTGCGCGAGCCGCTCTTGGATGCGTTCGGCGGCTTTCAGCCTTGCATCCCCTTCCCCGGTCCCGCCGCCCGCGCCGGCCTTTTGCAGGGAGCCCAGCAAGGCGGTCGCCCGCGTCTGGGCGTGGGCCGTCTCGGTATCGACACGGATAACGGCTACCTCTGCCTCCGCCATGCCCTTCACCAGCTCGTCGTTCCCCTTGTCGTATAGCTGCGTCAGCGCCGCCACGTCCTTGATGCTCTGGCTTGTCGTGCGCTCCAGGTCATTGAGCGCCTGCTGCGCATCGTCGCGGCGCTTCTGGATGGCCGCGTAGGCGTTGGAGGACATGGCCCCGGTCCCGTAGGAGCTGTTCGCGGCGGACAGCTCCCGTTCCAGCCTCGCTCGCTCGGCGAGGTACTTGCGGCCCTGGTTAATCGTTTCCCGGTTCTGGTTGTACTCCTTGACAAGGAAGTCGATTTGGTCGTTGTTCAGCCCGGTCTGCTGGGCAAACAGGCGGCGGTTCGCTTCGGCCTCGTCCGTGTAGATTTTCTTCTTCGTTTCGCCCAGGACATTCGTCAACCGGATGATCTCCTTGTTCGCGGCGATGCGCTCCACGTCGCTCTTGGAGCTGTCACGGGCGATGAGTTGCAGCTGGGCGATCTGCTTCTCCGTTTCCGCTTCCTTGTAGGAGAAGGAGGTTTTCCGCTCGAAGATTTCGTCCAGGGCTGCGGACACCTCCTTCGACACGCGGTAGGCCTCGCGCATATTGGCGAACAGGTTGTCCCACCCTTCGCCGCTCGACAGCTGGCGGACGAACGCCGAATAGGCCCCCTTGATGCCGGCCATCGTGTTGTTCCACTCGTCCCCCCAGCGCTGCGTCATCTTGACCGCATCCGTGGCGAATTTCACCACGGCGGCAGCCACCGCGGCCCAGGCCACCTTCGCCGCCCCGGCCATCGTTTTCATGCCGCCGGCGAACCCTTTGACCTCGCCGTCCGCTTCCTTTATCCCTTTGCTGAACTCGTCCTTCTTGAGGCCGAGCTTCACCCATAAATCGCCTATCTTCATAGCTGGTCTCCAAGCACTTCTTTGATTATCCTGTCAAGTTCTGCCTGCTCCTCCTCGGAGACGTGGCAGCTGTCTCTCATCGCGTTCGCCTCCTCCGCGGTCATCTCCTCCCATGGGAAGCGGACATATTGGCGCGGCGTCTTCGCCTTCGGCGGCTTGATGTACGGGTTCTGGCTGTAGATGTGGAAGCAGACCCAGCGGGCGACCTCCATCCGCTCCTTCCGCTCCTCGTCCTTCCCCTCGCGGAGCAGCCTGTACTCCCGGAAGGAGGTCAGCCCCGCCTCCCGTTCCGTCTTACCGCACCGCCCTACGAGGAACGCCTCAATAGGTGCGTAATCCGGTAGAGCCAGCATCTCTTTTTTTTTACCGGCTCCGCCGTCTCTTCGCCGCCGCCCTTCTTTGCCGCCTCCTTTTCGTCCTGGCGGCGTTTCTCCTCCTCCGCGACCAGTTGGGCCGCCGTCTTCCCGGTGAGGGCGCAGACGGCGAATTTCACCCCGTCCGCGAAGCCCTTCGGGTCGGCCAGCATCCAGCCGTGGAAGCTCCCGCGCTTGACGGGGAAGTCCTCGGCCGTCCCGTGCCCGTCCAGCTCCCAGGCGTTAAGCGCGGCGAAGTACATGATGTCCGCGTACCGCTCCATCACGGGCACCAGGCCGGCGTCCTTCGCCAGCTCCGGAAGCGGCGCGACCGTCTCCTGGTATACGGACAAGCGGGGGGTGAAAAGCAAATCCACCTTCACCCCCTCGCTGATCTCCACCGTCTTTCGTACCGGTACCATTACGAGGTCAGGGACGGGTAATGGGTCAGGGCGCCGTCCACGGTCAGGGACACGTTGCGGGTGCTCACCGCGCCGAAGTCGTTGGTGTCGTTGATGGCGGTCACGATCGCCGTGCCGACCTCGCCGTCCGTCGGGGTGGGGTTCGTACCCGTGCCGAGCTGGCCGACGAAAAACTGCACCTTCTGGCCGTTGTACAGGCCCTTGAGGACCTCTGTCTGCGCGTTGTCGCTGTTGTCCGCGAAGATCGTGGCCTCGATGGTCGCGCCCTTCTTGCCGCCGATGAACTGCGCCCAGTCGGTGGACTTGTCGGAGACCTCGATGGCCTCCTGGGTGCGGTTCACGTTGTTGCTCTGCTCGCCGGTGAGCCAGGTGTAGGTCGTCGCGCTGCCGACCTTGACGTAGAACTTGTTTACGTTTCCGAGTTTTGCTGCCATAGTTGTATGAATTTTTATTCGTTGGTTTCTTCGTCTTCAATGGGTTCGCCCGGCTCGTCCGGGACAACCTCCGGCGGATCTTCCGGGATGGGCGGCTCCACGATGACCTCCTCCTCCGGCTCGTCAGCGGGTTTCACGCGCTCCACGAAGGCCGTAAAGCCCTGGAGCAGGCGGTAGATTATCTTCGCGCTGTCGGCGCTCTCCGTGAGGTCCTGGAGCTGGTCGGGGAGGACACCCAGGCACAGCCACCCGTCCGGAAGGACGAGTTCCGAGGTGAGCAGCTCGATGTTCTCCTCGTTCATTTCCGTCGTGGCCGCCAGGGAGGCGTTGCCGATGCTCTCCACGGTGAAGGAGAGCTGCCGTACCATCCCCTCCTTGTCAAGCCGCTCTCCCTCGGTGATGCCGTGGACCTCGACGCGGGGGTAGTGGGCCGTCTTCCCGACGCGGACGCCGGTCCGCTCAAGACGGGAGACTACGGCCGCGTAGAACGGGCCGTAGGCGCTCTCGTGATGCTCCGGTTTGCGTGCGAACAGTCTGCTGAAAAGTCCCATGTCGTCAGTTGTCTTTCGGGGTGTTCCTGATTCTCCGGCCCTCCGCCGCGAAGCGGGCGGTGGCGCCGCGCAAAATCTTCATCACGGCCTTCGCCACGGAGCCGGCCACGCCGCTCATTTCGCCGCCCTTCGTGCGCTTGTTCACGGCAGGAACGAAGAACGGGTGCGGGTCCGTCCCCTCGACGGCGATGCGCTTGGCGATGGCCCAGCCCAGGGAGTTGGCCGCCTTCCAGTCCTTGAGGTGGAAGCGCTTGTACACCCAGGCCGCGATCTCGTCCGGCGGGGGCATCCGTCCGGCCCGGCGCCCGAACTCCAGGTACAGGGCGTACCCGCTGTTGCGGTTGGTCGTGTCGAAGAAGCCCGCGGTGATGTCGTTGCCCTTGCGGATGACGTGGCCGCTTGAGCGCAGCAGGCCGGTGACGTTGTTCCCGTTCTGCCGAAGGTTGTCCTTCGCGTCGTTGATGATCTCCTGGGCGGCGGTTTCGAGACCGTCGAAGGCCGCCTTGACGACGGCCTGGTCCGCGCCGGCCAGGGCCTTCACGACCTGGTCCACGCCCTCCAGGGCGATGTATCCGTTCCTCTCGTCCGCCATCACTCCTGCTCCGGGTTGTCCACCTGGTACCAGCCGCTCAAACGCACGTACCGCCCCCGGTTGTCCAGGACCTCCGGGGTGGGGAAGTGGATTTCGTGGCCGCGCCATGTGGCGCCGTTGAACTTGACCGCCGGGACGCGGAACTCCATGTCCACGCCCACGACGTCCGCCTGCTGGAAGGTGAGCATCGTCTTCGTCGCGCTCATCTGCCTCACCTCCGCGTACACCTCCAGCACCGGCACGGCCTCGCCGAAATGGGCGTGGCCGAACTCGTCCGAGACGGCCTCCGCCCAGGTCAGCGTGATGCGGTCGTTGTAGCGTCGTGCGCCTCTCGGTGTGCGTAGCATGGGTCAGAAGGTTTCGCAAAGGATTCGGTTCAGTACGGGCTGCTCCTCGCCGTCGTACAGGGCCGTCGCATAGCGGAAAACCGTCGGCAGGAGCCGTTCGCGGTCGCCGTCGTTCGGGACGGTCTCATACGTGATGCGGACGATGCCGGTCCGGACGAAAAGCTGGACCTTGCCGCCGGGCAGGGGGTCGAAACGGACACTCTCACCGTCCCTGTCCTCCAGTCCCACAATGTCGCCGCCCCCCATATAGAGGCGGACGACTCCGGAAGCCGGGACAGCGGCCGTCACCCGATAGGTGCAGGCCGCAATGGGCGTGTCTGCGAACTCCTGGACCTTCAGCACGGCAGCCTTCAGGAGCGAGTTCAGCAGGGCGTCCCGGCTGTCGTCCGGGACGCTCGCGTACTGCTTGAACTGCTCCAGGTAGGACCTGCAGAAGCCGTCGTCAAAGGATATGAGCTCCAGCCGGGGCATCGGTTAGGACTGAGCTGCGGTTACCGCCTTCGTCTTGATGGCGCCGTCGGTTGTGTCAACGGTGCCGGCGATCTTGGTGACCGGGCCGTCGGTGTTGATCGCCGCGATGGCGGAAGCCACGCTGGCAACCCAGATGATGCCCTTCTTGTCCGGGGTCTTGACCTCGGTCTGGAGGCTCTTGCGGACGTACACGTCCCAGCCGTCGAGCTTGGCGTTGCGGACGATCTCCAGCTCGTAGGTCGGGCGCTCCTTCACCTTGACGGCGGAGCGGTCGATCAGGAGCATGGTGTCGGCGGTCATTGCGCCGGAGGGGACGATGGTGACGCCGTAGATGGTGCCGGTGGCCGGGGTGTAGATGTCGCGTCCGTTCAGGTCCTTCTCGCCGATGAGGCTGGCGTAGTCGGCCCACGGGACGAAGCAGTGGGTGAGGGAGTAGCCCTCCTTGCCGGCCTGCGCGATGGCGTCACGGATGACGTCGGAGCGCTTCGCGTCGGTGTAGGAGCCGAGGCCGGAGAAGGCCGTCGCCTGGGAGACGAGGCCGTACACCTTCTTCTTGGTGGTGGCGCTGGTGTCCGCGCCCGCGCCGTTGAAGATCTCGGCGTCGGCGAACTCGCGGATCTTGTCCTGCCTTGCCGCGAGCCCAGTCGTACAGGGCGGTGAAGAAGTCGGTCACCTCGCTGGAGAACAGCAGGTGGGCACCGAACTTCGCCATCTTGCGGGTCTTCTCCTCGGCCTTGGCCTCGGAGTCGGACATGGCGGCGAGCTCGTCCACGTAGGCGGTCGCGTCGGTGTAGGTGCCTTCAACCCAGTTGATGGACAGGGCGTTGACGGTATCCTTCGCCAGGGTGTCGTAGAAGGCGTTCCGCGGGGCCGGGGCGGCGGCGATGGTCGGGTCGAGGGCTGCGCCCCAGGCGATCCGGGTGATGTCGTCCGCGACGGTCACGTCCGCGTCCTTCCGCTCGTCGAAGTCGAAGTCCATGCGGAAGGTGCCGGACTTCTTCTCCAGGAGGGCGTTGATTTCGTCGCGGTGCTCCTCGCAGGCGGACTTGAATGCGCCGAAGAAGGTCTCGCGGGCCTTCTCCTTGAACTTGTCCTGCAGGGCCTTGATGGTCTCCTGCTGGTCCTTGATGGTCTTGTCGAGATTCTCGATGCTCTTTTCCTGGGCGTCGATCTTCTCCTGCTTGGCCTGGATCTCCTCGATCTTGGCCTTCAGCTCTGCGGCAACCTTCTCGGAGGCCGCCTTCTCGATGCTCTCGCGCATCGCCTTGATCTCTTCAGGGGTCATAGAATTTTGGGGTTTGGGGTTGATGCTTTTGTGATTCGGGTCCGCTTTCGCGCTGATGATGACGGCCTTCTTGTTGGCCGCGATGGTTACGGGGCTGACCTCCAGCACCTCGATTTCCTCCAGGATGCGGATGTCGTAGTCGTAGCCCTCGCGCTTCTCGTAGTGGTACTTGGTGGCTCGGTAGCCGATGGAGAACTCCTTGACGGCCCCGGACTTGATGAGCAGGGCGGCGTCGTTCCCGGCGGTGGTCTTGAGGATGTCCGCCTCGATCCACATCCCGTAGTCGTCCACGCCCTTGCCGGTGATGATGCCGATGGGGGTGGAGCGGTCGTGCTGCCAGCACAGGGCCATCCGGTCGGCGTCCTCGCTGGCGAGGAACTTGTCGCAGGCCCCCGGCAGGATGATGTCGCCCCAGGAGTCGATGTTCCCGAAGGCGAGGCCGTAGGCCTTGATGTGGAGCGCGACCTCGTCGCGGCCCTCGGCGGCGGCCTTGATCTCCAGTCGGGCGTCGCCGTATTTCTCCTCCAGGGCGAGCTCTCCGGCCTTGTATTCGATGCGTTTCATTGTGCGTTCCGGGTTGGTTTCGCACAAAAGTAGAACTTTTGGCGGCGTATACCATACACCGCCCTCTCGGTCATTTCGTTATGGGGCTATCGTTTCGGCCGACGGATGCAGTCGCAGGCGCAGTTGATGATCTCGCCGGCGTCGGCTCCGAGGGACGTGTCGTGGGGGTACATCATCATCCCGCCAGGAAGCACGAAGGGCTCGTCCTCGTCCACGGTGACGCCATCCATAAGCTCATGGCTGGGACGAGTGTTCCCAAGCCCGGAAATGCTCCACTGCTTCGTGAAATGGATGCTCAATGTCTTCGCAGCGTCGTTTGCCGCCTGGGCCATCCCGATCATTGACTCCGTCTGCGCGATCCGCCGGCACTGCCATTTCTCGATGGTTGCGAGGTAGCGCTGGTACAGCTCCTTCGTTACCTTCTCAATGCCGCGGCCCAGGTCCTCGGCGAGTATCTGCCGGACCAGCCCGACAAGGGTCTTCTTCCAGGTCCCGGACACCACGACGATCTCCTGCCCGGCTCTCTGCGTTGCGTAGTTGCGTAGGCCGGTGAGCCATACATCCTCCTCCCCGGCGGCCTTCATCGCCCGGAGGTCGCGGGCCGTCGCCTTTGCGATCGGAAGACCGGCGTCTACGATGAGCCCCTGCCACCACTTCCCCAGGTACGGCGTCTCGTCAATCTGCCCTTCAATGAGGGGCACAATGGCGATCGGGTCGTTGTAGTCCTTCGCAAGGGCGAGCACCCGGCGCAGCTCCGCCCGGCGGTCCTTCGCCAGGCGTGTCTCATAGACGGAGGCTACCTGCAGCGTCTTGCGCCGCAGGTAGTCCCGGTTCCGTCTTTCGGCCGCTGTTATCTTGCCCTTTGACGGCATCCTATTCCTCCGGCTGGTTCTCGTCGATGTCGTTCACGCCTTCGCCGCCGAACATCGTGCTCATGGGAAGCATCGGAAGGTTCGCCCACGGCTCCGGCCGCTCCTCGTACCCGTATGCCTCGCGCAGCTCGTTCAGCGTCGCGTGCATCTTGTTCAGGTTGTCCAACACGTCGGAAGGGTCGTCCTGCAGGACGCTGATCTTGTCCGTGTTCACGGTCAGACGGTACTCGCCGTCCATCTTGAAATGCGACAGCAAATCGGCCGCGAACTCGTTCGCCAGCGGGATGGCGTTGGTCTCATAGAGGGCCTTCTTGGCCTCCTTCGCGTTCTCGTACTTGCTCTGGCCGTAGTACAGGTCCACGGGTAGGTCGTACACGAAGCACAGCGCGGTGATGGCCTCCTTGTGGGAGGCGAGAATGCCGAGGTCAACGGGGGAGACGCCCAGCTGGTGGAGCTCGATGGCCGTGCGCAGGGCCTTGATCTTCCCCTTGACGTCCTTCCCGTTCAGCTCGTCGGTCACCTGGTCCGCCGTCGCCGGCATCACGCCCAGGTTGTCCGGCTTCGGGGTGACGAGGGCCGTGGGGCCGCCGTTCTCCAGGGAGACGTTCTGCCGGGCCATGCCCTTGTCGATGACGGACAGGTAGATCGCCGCCACGACCAGGGGGCTGGTGCCGTAGAAGGACGTGTCGTCAAGGTTGTAGTTGAAGCTCATGAAGAAGTCCTTCGGCTCGATGAGCTCGCCCTTTCCGTTGCCTGTCACCTTGATACCTTTCATTGGCGTCTTGTAGCCGCCCTTCTCGATGCTGAAGCGGTGGCCGGGTATCAGGTACATTTCCTTGCCCTGTCCGAGGTCCTTGCCGATCTCGGGGGGGGCGTACACGGCCGCGTCGCCGTACACGAGCCGGTTGATGGTCCACCCCTCGCCGAAGCGCTTGCAGTTGTAGCGGTCGTTGGGGTGGCGAAGTAGGTCCAGCAGCCAATGGCTCTCGACGTCCTTCCAATTCTTCCCGTCCCACCGCTGGAGCTCAAGGAAGGTGAACATCTCGCCGACGGCCTTCGCAATCTTGTTGATGACGCCCCAGGCCGGGGCGTTGGTCTCGTAGGCGTGCTTGAGTTCCGAGCGCTTGATGGAGGCGTTGATGTCCTCCATGTCCGTACCCTTGAGCAGGTCCGCGATGGCGGCGAAATAGGCGTTGTTCGCCTTCTTGTTCTCATAGTAGCCCTTGATCTCCGTTTCGAGGGCGTTTATTTTGGCCTCCTGCGCGTCGAGCAGGCTTGCCCTGACCGTCTTGTATCCGAACATAGTTGATTGTGTTAGCGGCCCCAAAATAGGCCATTCCGGGGAAATTCCGACCGCCCCGGCTCTCGGTCTTTCCGTTATGCGCGTCCGGGCAGGTCCCCGTCGTCGTTCGGGATGGCGAGCCGGCGCAGGTGCGTCGTGCCGTAGCTCGCCGCGTCCATCGCGTGGTCGCCGCCGTCCTGCGGGACGTTCGTGAACACCTCCGGGTCGTTCTTGTCGGGCTCCCAGCTGTATGTGTCCGCCTCGTCTCCGATGTTCTTTCCGACGTAGCGGACCTTGAAGCCCTGGAGGTAGCCGATGCGGCCCACCTTGTCGCGGTTGATGCCAGGAACGGCGTTGATTCCGTACTGCATCCGCAGTTCCTGGATGCTGTCCGGCCGTGCAGGGTCGCAGTACACCAGCGCCCGGTCGCAGTCGGCTCCGCGGGCCTCGCAGTCGCGGCGGACCGCAGCCGCCACGTCTCGGGGGAGCTTCCCGGTGGCGTACATCACCTCGACCAGGTACAGGATGCGGGTGAGCGGGTCGAAGGCCATCCGCAGGAGGGCGTCCGGATCGTTGCTGTAGCCCCAGTCGTTGCAGTACCACCAATCAAGGCCCAGGGGAATGTCCGCCGGGGTGCAGGGCTCCCACCGGGGGTAGATGAGGCCGGAGCGCCGCACGGACCAATCACCCAGGTACAGGTTGGCGTACTTGTCCGGCTGCTCGCGCTCCATCTTCATGGCGTTGTCGATGAATGACTGCGAAAGGTACTCGCGGACGTCGCGCCAGTCGGTGTGGATGTAGCGCACGTCGTCCACAACGCCGTTGTAGTCGTATGGGACGCCTGGCTTGCGGAAGAACCGCTTGTATATCCAATGGTGGATGTCCGAGGGGTTCAGCGCCAGCCAAATCTCGTTCGGCGCGTCTTTCAGTCGTATGGAGAGGTCTATCGTGTCAAAGTCCGTCGGGTTCACTTCCTGGGCCTCGTCCAGGAAGAACTTGCGTAGGTTCGGGATGGACTTGAGCTTCGCCGTCTGGTTGCCGGAGCTCGTCTGGATGCCCCGGAAGATGAGCCGCCCGGAGCTGCGCTTGTTGATGATGATGTCCTTTGTGATGGCGAAGTGCTGCTGCTTCCCCAGGAGGATTATCTTGTCGTTGTACTCCGGGATGATGGAAATCTCCGCAGATGTCATTGTCTGTCGGCTGTACAGGATGGTGTTATCGTCGCTGTACGTGTCGCACACCGTCGCCGTCGAAACGGCCGTTGACTTGCCCGATGCGCGGCCGCCGGTTATGACCGTATAGCGCGGGCCGCCTCTCCGATCCCTTCGGAAAAGCGGCTCGTACTTCGGGTGGAATATGATCTCCCGCTGGGCCATCTCCTCAATCCTTCCCTTCCTCCTCCTCGCCGGCGCCCGACTTGAACACAATGACCGGGGCCTCGTCCAGGTCCAGCGACAGGTCCGCCGTGATGGAGCGGTGAGGCGTCCCGAACAGGCGGTCAAGGATGTCGCAGACCGTGAGCCAGCCGGACTTGCTGATGAGCGACTTGAGCGCTATCTGGAGCATAAAGCCGTATTCGCCCAGGCCCTCCTGCACCTCGTCGCTCTCCAGGTATTTCCTCGCCGCGTTCACGTTCGGGAGGCTGATGGCGTGGTGCAGGACCTCGTACACCTTCACCTGGGCGTCCTTCGGGATGCTCTTGATCTGGTTCGCAAGGGACGGCGGCCGCCCCGCCGGGTTGCCGCTCCGCCCCTTCTTGAAATTCTTGAGGTTCAGCAGGGATTTCGGATTGTAGCCCATCGCTATTTCCCTCCCTTGTACTTGTAGATGAGGTTGCCGTCCTCATCCTTCCCGGCCGGCACCACGACGCCCTCGAACATCTTGTACGGGTTCTGGCCGTTCTGCGGGTTGTTCCACAGCCAGCGCATGTAGTCTGCCATCGTCATTCCCTCAAAGTGGGCCCGGTTCTCGCTGCTTTTCAGGTTGTACCCGCTGGCCTTCACATACGGGAACGCAAGCAGGCTGTCAATGTCCTTCCGTATGTCCGCGTACCTCACCTCGCCCTTCGCCTTCGCAATCTGGAGCGCCTGGCAGAACTGTCCCCGGCTGTAATTCCACCCCTCCGGAAGGCCGCAGCAGCTCCCGTTGCAGCACAGCTCCTTGAAATGGGCGTCCGACACGTAGAAACGCATCCCCAGCTTTTCGCACTCCGCTTTCATATTCCGAATGAACGGTTCCTTCACGCGCCGGTTCAGCCGGAGGTAGCCCGCGCTCACGCTGTACCGCTTGTAGAACTCAAGGAAGTCGAATCCGCAAAGCTCGTTGAATATCGGCATGTTGTCCCGGAGGACCTTGCTCCGGAGCTCAACGCACATGAACTCCGTGCTCAGGGCGGTGGCGCCCCTGGTGCCAGCCTCCCGTATCAGGTCCAGGTAGCTGGGCGTGCTGATGCCGATGATGAACGGGCGCAGCCGCAGCGTCGCTCCGCCGGCGTCCGCCTCCGCTATCCTCTGTATCGCCTCCAGCCTCTCCAGCGGCGTCGGAACGCCCCGTTCCATCTGCCTGGCCTTTCCCTCGTCCAGGGTGATGATGCTGAACTTGAAGTTCCAGTTTTTCTGGCCCCTCACAAGGTCCATGTACCGTTCGTCCTTCGTCCACCACGTCGCCTTCGTCGAGAAGCACAGCGGGTAGTCGATCTCCTTGAAGAACCGCAGCAGCTCCAGCGTCTTTCCGTACTTCCTCTCGTACCCGTCGAACTCGTCCGACAGGCCGCCCCACTGCATCACCCTCCGCTGCTTGATGTACGGCGCGAATTGTCCTGCGTGGGCGTCCGGGTCCCGGAACATTCGTTTGATCTTGTCCACGTCCACGGCTCTCACGCTCTTGCTCAAATACGCCTCCTTCGCCTTGCCAAGCGCCCGCTGGAATTGCGAAAAGCAGTAAAGGCAACCGAACGAGCAGTTGCTGTACGTGTCAAAGGTCATCGGCATCGAACAGTCCGCGACCTCGTTCGTCCACCTGGGGCTCCCGTAAAATCCGCCGTTAATAGGTGTACCCATATCTCTTTCGTACTTTTCTGAAATCGACCTTGAAGTCCGGGAAATTGCCGATTTTGTGCGTTTTGTGCAGGATAACCACGTCTTTGCCCCACTTGTCTATCAGGTAGCTTGTCGTCTGCTGCATGATGGCGTCGTTCTGGTACACCTCCGAGCACCCGCCCTTGTCCTCTGCCGCTTTGTTCATCGGACAATGGCGAAGGACCTCATTGCACCGGAGGAACGAGAACCGTTTGGTGATCGCCTGCAATATCAGGTCACAGTCCTCCATCCGCTTGTACAGCTTCGGGTCGTAGTTGATCTCGTGACAACGCGGGCTGTTGAATATCGTCACGCTGGCGAGGCTCCCCGTCCGGAGTGTCTTTTGCGTCTTATTCCAACAGAACACGCTATCCCCGACGCTCCCTATGTCGAATCTGTTTTCACGGCAGAACCTGTCCACGATGGCGAACCACTTGCGGACGCTTTCGTCGCTGTTGCACGTCACCAGCTTCGTCGGTTCGTCGAACCTCCGCAGCGTGAATATGGTGTCGTCGTCAATCATCATCACGGGGACGCCCCGGTACCGCTCCTTGATCTTCTGCCGGACGTACCCTATACCAAGGGCCTTGTCGAGGAGAATGATTTTCGTTTTCTCGCTCTGCAGCCCCCCGTAGTCCTCCATGTCCTTTTCATGGTCGAGAACGATCGTGAACGGAATCCCTGCCGAAATGAGCTTCCGGATTACCGGAGCGTTCGGGCGCTTATAGCTCGGTACGTAGATATCAATCATTTTCCTGCCCTCCGAGTTCGTTCACGGAATACACGATCCGGTCAATTTCGTTCAGCCCCAGGATTTCCGCGAGGACTTTTTCCTGATCCTTCGGGTAGATGATGATAATGCGTTCCGGCGCCTTCAGCGTCCCCGCGCCGGCGCCTCCCTGGTTGCCTTCCCCGTCCGTCGCCCCGTCTCCTTCCTGGGCCTGGGCGTCGCTCACCGTCGAAGGGACCACCCAGGCCTTCACGCCCCAATCGTTCAGCGGCTTGTCGTCCCAGTTGTTCGCAAGCTCGTCATAGTCCCAGCTGCCGAATTGCCCGTTGTCTTTCAGCACTATTTCCTTCATCGTCTGGACCGGCGTCCCCTGCGGAATGATGTGGGCGGACACGTCCTTCCAGCCGAGCGCCTTGACGGCCGCGTATCTCATGTTACCGCCGAGGACCACGTACTTCCCCTCGTGCTGCGCGACGATAAGGCCACGGGCCTCCATCAGTTCCGGCGTCTCCTCGATGCTTCGCTTCAGGCGGTCCAAGTCTTCACGGTCCCACTTCCGCGGGTTTTTCGGAAGGCCCTCGATCTGGCCCCGGTTCGGCTGAATGTCAGCCAGCTTGATTTTCTTCGTCTCCATGCTATTGCTCATTCCTTTTGTTGATAAGTTCTTCGAGCCGCCAAATCACACGGGCCGTTACGTCCTTCACGCCGATAAGTTCCTCCAGCTTCCAGCGCTCCTCATCCGTGAATGTGATAATCACCCTTTCCATCGGCGTGTCGTCGTCCCCGACCAGGTTCTCCATTCCCTCCGGGGTGAGGTCGATGCCCTGCAGCTCCGCCGGGAGGGTCGCCGGGTCGATTTCCGGCTTCGCCTCCGCCGGCTGGGCGTCGTTTCCGTCCTGGGCCGGCGTCCCGCCCGTCACGGCGTTCTCCGGGTTCCACCTCACGACGCCGAACTCGTCCAGGTCGAAATCCTTCCATTCCTCCATCAGCGCCTCTGCGTCCCACTCGCCGAGAGAGCCGTTATCTTTGATGGCGATTTCTTTCAGCTTTTCCGGGCTCGTTTCCTTCGGGAGGACATAGCAGGGTGCGCTCGATTCATCCATTTCAAGCAGCGCCATATATCGCATGTTCCCCCCGATGACGACGTATCTGTCCTCCTTGATCGGGTACACAATCAGGCCCCGCGCCTGCAGGAGCAAAGGCGTTTCAATGATGCTCGTTTTGAGCCGTTCCAGCTGATCCCTTGTCCAGCTGCGCGGGTTCCTCGGAAGCCCTTTAATTTGTCCCTCGTTCATCGCAAGCTGCGACAGGAGAATGTGGGTCCACTCTTTCATTGTGCTATGGATTTAAGATAATACATGATTCGTCTCGCGCTGTCGTAGCGGACGGGGATGTTGTTGGCGGCGTGGTAGACGGTTTCCCAATGGCAGCGGGTTCCGCGTGCGATCTCTGCGATGGTGAGGCCGGACGCCTTGATGGCGGTCGAGAGCTCCGCAAGCCCTTCCGCGAGGTCGGCGGCGAACTCCGCCTCCGGTATGCGCCTTTTCTGGTTCATCGCAGCCCGGTCCTCCGCTGGTAGTCCCGGCGGAAGCGCCGCCGCGCCGGGCCGGTCCCGTATGTCATAATCTTCAGGGCGTCGGTCAGCAGCTTCTCCTGCTCGGCGTAGTTCTCCGGCCGATCCTGCCCGTCCTTGAGTTTTCGTAGGGATTCCAGGCGGTACTCGATGTACTCCTTGAATTGCTGATTAGTCATTGGTTTGCGTGTTGGTCCTGCCGCAAAGGTAGGAAAAAAAAGAAAACGGCGTATCAAATACACCGTTTTCGCTGAAAAATCGTTGATTTTGGCCGATTTTTATCCTTTCGGCATCAGTTCAGAGAACGTCATCCAGCCCACTACTCCACAAAGCCGGAATCCTGTTTTATCCCTCCAATCCGTCCCGTCCCAAGTAGCGGAGTAGGTATTATATACGAGCTTCACGCGGCAGCGGGTTCCGACAGGAGGCTTTTCTCGTAAATCGTCGTGCCAGCCTTCAGTGTCAAGGGATTTTCCTCGCCCTGCGGCCGGCAGTCCCATGTACTCCGTCACCACGGCTCGGAACGCCTCGAAGGATCGGATCACCACGTAGTGGTTTCCAGCCCGCTCGGTTGCCTCCTGCCACGCCTTCTGCGAGGGGCGCTGCTTGCTGGCCTTGTCCCGTATTTTCATTTCGATGCACAGGGAGCCGTAGCCGCCTCGGGCCTCCAGGAGGATGAGGTCGGCAACTCCGGCGGTCACGCCTTCGCCCTTCATGATGGCGCTCTCGATCCTGGACCGGCCGCCGCCGTTCGGGACGGCGAACAGCATCAGGGCGTGGTCCGGGTACTGCGCCCGGAACCAGGCGACGCAGGTCTTCTGCAGGTTGCTCTCCTCGTGCCTGGGCCTTGCCCGGCGCTGGCACTTCTCCTGCTGGGCGAGGAGCCGCTGGTAGGCGTCCAGCGGCAGGGTGTTCGTTACCTTTGCCATCAGTTCCCGTCCTTTGATTTGGGGTGCATGAACATTCGGGCGGCCGCGGAGCGCTTGGATAGCTCGGTCAGTTCCTTCTCCTCTGCTGGGTTTTCTCGCAGGGTGTCCGCCGCCGCTATAAGGGCCGCGGCGAAATATCGGTTCTCGGAGGCCATCACCATGAAAGCGGCGCCGAGCCTCTTGCAGTCCAGCTCCGTTTCCAGGTCACAGCCGGCCATGCACAGGCCATCCTCGCGGATGGAAATTTCAACAATCTTTTTCATCTCGGTAGTTTTTTGTCCATGTATTTCCAATGAATTCCCAGGCAATCGTCCGGGATGATTTTGTAGTAACGGCGCCTCTTGTATTGGTTCCATCCCCAAAAGACGTGGACTTTGTCCTCTGCGCTTTCTGCGATGCCGATGTAATGGAGTTTGTCGCCGGCAAGGTACACAACCTCACCGGGCCGGAGTTGTCTTGGCTTCATAG